GGTCTCGATCAGTAGGAGCATAAGTCAATGGATCTGTTCTTTGCAAATAGGTCTTAGGTCTATTATGCTTATCTCTCATAATTCTTACTTGCTCAGTAGGAATTAAATAATAACCAACTATTGGCTGAGTAGAACTTACTGGAGTAAGATTTCTTGGAAAATAATCATTTAACTCTCCTCTTGCTTTTACGGCAAAGACGTTTGAGAATTTTATTAGCTGATCTGACATTTCAATGAGGAAATCCAAGAATGGTCTCTTCATTGCCATTTCCATATAATCTATTCTTTGGTATAGGTAAGAAACAGCTTCTTGATTTTCTCCAACTATTTTCCAGCCTTCTTTCCAAAACAGATCTTTATATTTTGAAACAGCTTGCTTGACATAGGAGTCAGTATCTACTGCTTGAAGGATTCTTTCAAAGTCATATGGGGATGGCTCAAAGTTACTTCTACCTGCGTAGTAATAGTTTGTTCCTTGATACCCAAGAGCCAAGGAGGCTACCTTGAATATTTTGCTTATTGACTTTGAGTCTTCTGGATTTACCTTTTTAGCAACAAAGTCCCCTGCGGACTCGTCATTGCGTACAGGAAAATATTTTTTAATAGCCATTCTTTAGCCGCCTAAATACGAGGGAATACTAAGATATAGTAGACCTTTATATTAATTTAATTAGCTTCTTGGTTTAAATTGCTAAGAGTCTTCTGCAAAATAATGGTTTTTACCCACTCGAGCCAAAAAACTGTATCTGATTCAGGGAAATCGCTCTTGTATGCTACGTTGGCTTCTGAAAGAGTAATTTCAATTTTAAATTCTTTTTTAGCCTCTGGCACTACTGCTACTTCTTCACTCATGTGATAATTATCCTTTTGTTTTAAGTTTTGATACTAAGTATTATTACAGCTAGTATAGCAGCTGTTTTTGCTGCCTTTCATGTAAAGTAAGTTATTTTTTTTTTAAAAATGTATCATTCGTTTTCTGGTGGCAAAGAAAAATCTTCTCCATTAAAGATCCATCCAGAAACAACAACATCTTTTTGATCTTCTTCAAGTTTTATGACTTTTGGATCAGAGGACAAAGCTGCTACCCATTGAGCTAAATTATTTTTGTTCATTGGTATTACCGCAGCAACTTCATCGTCTACAATAAAAGCAAAATATTCATAGTCTTCTTTTTTTGGGGCGGCCATTATATTCTCCTATTTTAGATAACAATTATACCACAACATTCGCAGTTTGGACCATTACAGAAAGTGTTCGTTGAACAGTCAGCATACGTTGTTGTGTAACTTAAGCATGGCCCGCAACCGCAGCAACTTCCATTAATAACTGTTCCTGGAGTACATGTAGCCGGTGGAGTAGTTGTTGTGCCACCAGACGGTGGAGTAGTTGTTGTGCCACCACTGCTAGATCCTCCACCTATCGTCAAAGCATATTGAGTTCCATTTATAACTATGTACGGGGCTCCTGATACTAGTCTAAATTCAAATCTATCGGTTTCAGAATACTGATAGTTAATACCATCTGGTCGAATAGTAAGAGCAAAGTCAGGGCCACTACCTGTTCTAGCCCACCTTGCGTAATAAGCATTATACGTTCCAACTGCGACATATCCTGGAGACACTCCGGCATCAACAAAAATTCCACCTGTTGGACCACCAGTTGCTATTGATGCTGGTCCCGCGCCAGGACCTACAGTCATTGAGCCGTTATAACCTGCTCCAGATGTAAGATTGTCGCCAATAATATCCCAACCAGCTATCTTGCCAGAAGTAGCTTGAATGGATCCTTTTACGCTAAAAGACTCACTTCCATCCCAGTAAATAAAATTGTCTACATTGCCAACTCTAAATTCTGATGTAGAAATTGTATTGCCGGCAGTGTCACTCTTCCAACGGTTATTGGCATCAATGTATACTGAACCTGCTTTTAATGTTCCTCTAATTGAAGCTGTTGAGAACTCTGCTCTTCCGTCACCGCTAATTACCCAGCCAGTTGTTCCAGAAGTCCAAACTCCAGTATTGTTATTATAGGCGCCGTTATAGTTAGATGATCTTATGATTGCCATATTTGCTGGAGCCACGATGTTTGACTGAGCACCTTGTTGTTTCAAAATTATTTCATGTGCACCAATTGTTCCAGCTGTAATTTTTGCAGCTGTTAAATTAATAATATGAGAACCTTGAATCATGTCTGTAGCTGTCGAAGCTTTAAGGCCAGAACTTGGAGTCCAACCACTTTCATTACCGGAAGTGTCAATGGTCTTTACTCGCCCATAATAAATAACATCAGTTTGTGCTGTATCGGGATTAGCTGCGTTGCTATTGTCTGGAACGTCTACTGCAAAAACAGATGATGTTACCGTTCCTGAAGAAATAAGTGTTGTGCCAAGTGCATCTGAATAAAGTTCATATTTATAACCATTAACATCTAGCTCTACCGTTGGCTCAAATTGGAACATAACAGATTTATAATTTCCATAAATATAAAATGTATTTATATCTATTGCACCTGGAATAGTTTGATCTCTTGGAGTATGGATTCTAATTGATTCATATGGATCATCTATCGCGGATATTTCAGTATTTTTAACCCTTAGCGCTACAAGATAATCTTGATCAGGTTTTAAGCCTGTTATTGTTTTAACTATTTTTGCCATTATTTCACACTACCCGTTGTTTTAAAAGATATGCTTGGGTTAATTTCTTCTTGATCGATCTCTAGCAAATAGTTTTTAGAAAAAGAATAATTTTCTATTTTTATGTTATTGCCTGTAGAGCTTGTGTTCTTGTTTGATTTTACTTCAATTTCAAAAGTAAATTCTCCATATATTTCATCATAAGTTGAAAACATGTTTAGATCTTCAACACTAAACGTATATATTAATTGGTTTTCCTGGGTTGTTGATGCGTACAAATCTAATTCTATATTTCCTTTTACAATACTTTGACCAGCACCATTGGCTGAAGTCTTAACTATTTTTAAAGTTGCTATTCCAGAACTTGGACTTTTTTCTGCGTATATTTTTAAGTTTGGACCTGAAAAACTTCCCATTAGTTTTGAACCAGGAGTTGAACTTTTTTTATTACTCCAAATTCCAGTATCACCTAAATAGCTTATATTTGCAATTCTTGCGTTTAAAGAATCTCCAGTGACTACGGTTGAATAAAAGTTTATACTGTTAGATGATCCTTGAGTTTCACTTCCTATAAAATTTGCTCCACCTGGGTTAGTGGTTGCAACATAGCTGTTACCCGACAATGACAAATATTGTATATCATCTTTGTGGTAATAGATATAGTAATTACCTAATGGCTTTTCGCTTGCATTAACAGCTGTAACTGATTTGAACCATAGATTATTCTTATAGCTAGGTAATAGTGGCGTACCGACCAATAAGCTTTGAGTAACTGTATACGCAGTATCCGTTTCATAAACCACCACGTAGGAGTCTGAATCAGCTTTATTTTTGATAAGACCATCTTCAAAATAATAATATCTATTCAAGTCTAGATCATTAAGATTAACCTGTAGCCAATCTCCAACTTTTAAATGTTCATTTAAGTGTGGAAATATTATCTTTCTTCTTACAGGGGGAGTTATTGTTGCTGAAGATTTTGTATAAGTAAACCAAGTCATATTTATACCTCATTATACAATATTTCAAACTCATATGAGTTTAATTTATCATCTTCTATTTCTACTTCGAATGTGGCATCAAAAATTACACCGCCACCAGTTAAAATGCTTTGAGTTAAATTGGTTAAAGTTAAATTGCTATAAGGGCTAGTCAAAGCTGAATTATAATAATCATCTCTAGCAGATGAATAATCTATAGCAGATGCGCTGATTGGCATCGATCCATCAACACCAGAGTGTGAGTGATTAGACACCACTATGCCACCAATCTTTACCCCTTCTGCTACATCAATATCTCCAGTGATTATCCCACCATCTCTTCTTAGATATTGCGGATGAGCGTCCCCGTCCAAATCATCAAGGTCACCATGAGACGATCTTAGGTCCATTCTTTTTTCAGAATCAATAGGAATGTCAAAGAATATTTGTTTATATTTTTCTAATTCTTCTGTTTCTACGGTAATAAGAACCTTTATTCTTTGTGCGGCCAAAGATTCTAACTGGGTTATGTAGTTTACATACCTTCTCTTAAGTCTTATCATTTGGGAAAGAGCATCTAGCTTTTTGCTCATTTGTGCTCTTCTTT